ACGGGGAAGCCGTAAATCTCGCCGATACGCACATACTCGCCGTGTGTGTTGGTGGAACGGGCCAGTGACTGAAGATATTTGCCCATGCGCTCCGTGTCGGTAAACTCGCATTTGTCAAGTTTCAACGCATTTATCGCGTTGCCGTCGCTGCCACGCTGCACGACCGACATAAATCTGGCGCGGTCTTCCTCCATCTTCGAGATGATGATCTCCAACTTCTCTATGTCGTCGGTGCGGGTGCGGAGTTTTGCCCTGTTGTCGCCCAGACCCTTGTTGAACGAGCGATGTTCGCTCTCCAGAGCCGCTATGCGCTTTTCAAGTTTAGCCTTTTCAAGCAGGTCGGTATTGCCGGAGAGGATAGCCACATACTCCGAGTAATTCATGCCTGATTTCTCGTCAGAGCTGCCCTCGTCGATGGTACGCGCCCCCATAGCACCGCTCTTGAGCTGGTGGATGAAGGTCTGCTTGCAGTGCAATAGGTTGAACTTGTAGGCGTCGAGAGAACGCTCAACGGCATAGATTATCACATCGACCTTGTTGTCGTTGTAGAGTTTGGCAACCTCGTTGCCCTTGCGTATGGCACGGCCCTCGCGCTGCTCCAGATCGCTGGGTCGCCAAGGGCAGTCAAGGTGATGTACCGCGACGGCGCGCTGCTGGGCGTTGACACCTGTTCCCAGCATGGATGTCGAGCCGAAAAGCACACGGATTCTTCCGGCGTTCATGTCGGCAATCATGCGGTCTTTGGCCCTCGGCGTGCCGCACTCCTGAATGAAGCGTATCTCCCCGGCGGGTATGCCGTGGTCTTCTATGAGTTTGCGTTTGATTTCGGAATACACGCTCCACTCTCCCGGTTTGTATGTGCCTATGTCGCTGAAAACAAACACACGCAAAGTTACCTATTATCGTTGCAAAAGTCGCTAGAATGTAGTAACTTTGCAGTATGAAAAAGAAAGTAATAGCACTTATAAGAACATCCACTATTCAGCAGGAAATAGACAGCCAGAAAGAAGAGGTAGTATCACTAATTCTTTCGGATGGCTACTCTATTGATGAGATTGAAGTGGTTGGTGAAAAGGGAGCTTCAGCTATTAAGATGGATGAAGCATACCTAAAAAATATAAATAAAGTATTTGAGCTTATAGAGAATGAGCCTATAGAAGCTGTATATGCGTGGGCGATTGACCGAATAGGCAGAAATCGAACTATGCTAAATAGCTTTAGGGAAACTCTTATAAGTAAGAAGATTCAGCTCATTATAAAGAATCCAGAATTACGCCTACTAAATCCAGATGGTAGCGAAAATGGAGGTATCGGTTTAGCCTTTTCTCTCTTTGCTGAAATGGCGGTACAAGAAATGGAGCAAAAGAAGGCTAGATTTATGAGAGCAAAAAAACGTAATTCAGAAGCAGGTAAGGCTAATGGAGGTGCTAGAAATATCCCCTTTGGCTATAAGAAAGATGCTAATGGTTACTTTATAATTGATGAAGAGGAAGCAGCAGTAGTTAGATTGATGTTTGAACTTCACAATAGCGGAAAGTATAGCCTTAATAAATTGGCTCTTGAACTGAATGAAAGAGGATATAGCCACAGAGGTAAGAAGTTTACCAACTATTTCCTTAGAATGTTTATAAAGTCCACCGTTGTATTAGGCTATTCAGAGTTTAAGGGTGTGGTTAGAAAATATCCGCAAATTATCTCTAAGGAGATATGGGAGAAGGCTCAACAAGTATTAGTAAGTAATCAAGTTGGTACTTATAAAGGTACTAAGCACTACTATCTAGGTGCTAAGTTGCTACGATGTGAAAGGTGTAATCATAACTTCTCTACGGATGGAAACCAATACAGATGTAAGCGGAATCACCATAAGGTATCATTAGAGCAGCAGGGATTAGAGAGCTGTGATAACAACAGCACTATTAAAACTGCTGTATTTGATGGTATGCTATGGAGCTTAACTAAGGAGAAACATCTGAATTTCCTGCTTAAAGAGAAAGATATTACTGAAGGCAGGAACAGAAAGCAGATAGAGGTTAATCTTCAAAAGATAGCAGCACATAGAGTTATCTTAGTAAAGGCTGATGAAAGAAGAGCTAAGGTAATTGATGATTACTACTCTGATAGGATTACAGAAGCTGAAAGAGAGCGTTATCTAGCTAAGTTTACTAAAGATAAGGCTGAAGCGGAAAATGGTATAGCTAATCTAGAGAATGAGAATATAGCACTTCAACGCCAATTAGATTCATTGGCTGAACTATCTTATACTTCTATCCTCAAACTCACAGCTTCATTATCTAGTATGAATGATGAGAAAGAAATGTATGAGTTAGTACACCAATATATCAAAATGGTTACTCTTAACCGTACTACTATTGATGGTAAAGGATGCTCTATACTTACCTTCTACTTCTATGATGGTACTACTGAAACTCTATACTACTTCTCTAAGAATAGAAAATGTGCTATCTACAAAAGGGGTAAGATGGATAAAAGGCTTAGATATGCCTTTACAGATAGTGAGGGTAACAGCTATCTTCCCTATAATGCAGATAGACTTGAAAGAGATAAGGATGGAAAGATAATAGAGCCAGAAACATCCTCAATACAAGTAACAGATGAAGCTGCTAAACAAACGATGATAGAGGAACTTCTTAGACAAAGAGAAGAGAGAATGAATGAATAAAACAAAAGCTCCAGCCTAATCAGTTGGAGCTTTTAATCATTTTATAGTTTGATTTTACCTTTGCATATTTGCATTATGTCTGTTGGCTTCATTCCTCAATTATCTCCTTAAACTGATTCCACGGATATACTTCTTTGTATGCGTCTTTACAACCTTTTGGAACATAGAGGTTATCCATTACAGAGAATGGTTCACCATACTTAGAATCTTTAAGCGATGGTGGTGTAGTTCTTAAACAGTGGACTTTATTTAAGCTGGTTGCGCCTTCACAACATCCATAGGTTATGGAAGATGTAGTTTTCGGCAGATATAGCTCTTTTAGAGCCGTACAATTATAGAAAGCTCTAGAGCCTAATACTTTCAATGAGGAATTTTCAAGATTATTTACTTTTTCCAACTTTCCACACTCTTGAAACTCTACAAACTCTATACCAGTAGGTACTGTTATTTCTTTAATACTCAACTTTTTTAATCTAAATTGCTTTGTAGATTGAGGAATAGTGAGAGAAGTTATATTAGGACAGTTAGTGATACCAAAGTTATCTGCTCCTTCCGCTAAAGATACTGTTGTCAATTCTGGGCAATCGTATATCTCTAGATATGTTACAGAAGAAGGGATAGAGAGTGTTTTAGTTATACTTAGATACCCAATCCTACAATCTTCAACTGATGAAGGAATAGATAGAGAAGTTACTTTACTGAACGTAATATCTGGATTGAACTCTACATAAGTAACGGGATAGTTTTTACCAGTACCTTCATAGTACACTTCAGAGGGGATTGATATAGCACCAGAGATAGCTGGGTTGACACTATGCAACATTGCTTTTCCATCGTAGATGTTGTATGCCATTTGGTCTTTTACAACATCGTACTCACTAGTAGCTTCCTCTAGCCACATCTTATAAATTTCATCTTCAGACGGTAGCTGGGGTTCATCATCATTGCTTCCGCAGGATGATAGATTAATGCTTACAAGTACCCCTATAAGCATTAGAATTAGAAGTTTTATCTGCTTCATTTGCTTTTTGTGGTGCTTCACAATCCCTATAAAGCGTTACTATTAGATATAGAAAAGGTGTGGGATTGTACTCTGCATACCCTTTTAGTAGGCTTCTCGCATTGCCTTAGATAGAGGTATTGCAGCAAACCCACACCGATAAAGCTATGCAGATACCCCCAAAGGGGTAGATACTAGCTACCGATGTAGGCGTTACTTGCATTTATCTTTCTATCTATTAGCGAATTTTGCGAGAATTTACTAAAAGAAGATAATTCAAATAACACCTTTTCAGATGTAATGAGCCAACTCTTCGGCTCTATTTCCAACTGCAAAGTTAATAATTTTATTTGAATTTACGCTCCTAAATCAGAGGAAATTAGCTAACTTTGTAATCTAATACTTATCTTATGGGATTATTTGACCTATTTAGAAAGAAATCTAATAATACTGAATCTACTACCCCTGCTGCAAGTAATTCTATTCCTGCTGAAGAGGTGGTAAAGATTACTATACCTACTCCAAAACCTACTGAAGCTATCTCTTATGAAGGAGAGATAGACAATATAAGAGCCTTCTTTGGGAAGCTCTATAAGAACAATGTAAAAGGAACTGAAGATAGATATAACTTCAATATCCTTCACGTTGAAATACCAGTAGGCGTATATTATGGCTATACTAAATACACTGGTGAAACTAATCGGAATGGAGTTAAAGCGGTAGCCTTCCACCTTCCAGATGATTCACTACTAGTAGAACTTGATAGAAAGCAGTGGAGGCAATATGAAAAGGAAGCTACTACTGATGGCTTAAAGTGGCTAGGTTATAGTGATGGGGAAAGTGTTAGGCTTACTGTTTATAAGGATAAAGTTCTGGAAGGATATGTAACATCTTTCCTATCCAATGTAGGAGAATGGATTAATGCAGTAGCCTTTAGAAACTCTATATTAAAGAGAGTTGAAAAGATGAATCTTCCAGAAGGAGAATTTACCTATTCTAAGGCTGATTCTGGATTTGGATATGACTACTATTATAATGGTAGATATGTGATAGCAGGGATAGAAAGATATGTAACTTCTCCATTTGTATCATTTGGATATGCCAAACTAGAGCCAAACAATAAATTTAACTCTAAGGCTGTTGCTATCTATACAGATTATGATAAGAAGATAGGCTACATTTCTGAAAAGGAACTTAGTAAATACTATACTGAAATTAATGGAGTAGATAATATTCCGCTTGTGGTAGAAGCTCATTATTATAATGGTAAATTATATGGATGGCTTTACACCTTCTCAAAGAATAAAGAAGAGTATCACTATATAGTTAATCAATTTCTAAAGCTGATTGAGGAATGAAAATAGAAATTACTAGAAAGAGCCTTATCTATTGCTTGGCAATAGTTGTAGGTATTACCATATCCACCTTAATAGGCTACTTTATTGGATATGATAGAGGTGTTACTTCTATGGAGAATCCTAAAGGGAATGGTAATCATTTCTATAGCGAAATAGTAGAAGATAGTGGAGTAAACGACCATATCCTAAAGTATTATAAAGTAATCTATCATTCTACATTAGACTGCCAACATATAACGAATGGCATTGAAATGGATGGCTATGGCTATGTTTCTAGTGGTAAATCTCCACTTCCTTACTATTTTTGCCCTGCTTGTATGAGTGATGTTTTGATTGAACTATGTGATAATAGAGTTAGAGAAGCATTTGAAAAGAATTAATAGCAATACTCTTCTAATTGATATTGGTAGCATATATGTTTCTATGAATAAAGAACAGTTTGAACACAGAGCCTATAAATATCTTCTAGGAGATTTAGCCTTAGAGATATTTCATCTGAAGCATATTCTAAAGGGTACTGCTACTATAGAGTATATTCCATTTCAATCATCTGTAATAGCTTCTAATGATGCCTTCTTAACCTTATGGAATAATCACCAGAAAACAGCAGCATTAGCCTTTGTAAGAGTGCTATCAGAGCATTTAGTTTATCTCTATGCAGAGCTACTTTATCCAGAAAGAATAATATCTAAGGTATATCTTAATGAGAAGGAACTGGATGATATTAGAGTGAAAAGAGAAAAGATAAAGCCTAAAGATATAAGGGATGAAGTAGCTAAGGCTTATAAGGACTTTGGGGAGATATGGAATAGTTACCATTACTTCATTCATCCGAACTATTTGCAGGGAACAGCACTACCATTAGAGGGAGCTTATGAAAAAGGCTACTCTGATATGATAAAGCTGAATAATTGGATTATTGATACTCTTACTAAAATCAAAGGAAGATATAAAAGAGAGTTGAAGGCAAAAGGCTTATATCAGAAATATCTAGACTACCTAAATGAAAAAGAGCCAGACTAACTTAATAGTCTAGCTCTGATTTTATTGAAGTTCTATTTTATAAATCCCCTCTACCTTTATCTCTTTAATTCCTATCTCCTTTATAAGTTCATATAACTCTATGCTGATAGGATATGCACTATAGAAGTTATGGTAGTTGTACTTCTGTCTATACTCACCTACTGTAGTGTTTACAAAGGTAGTATTTCCGATTCTGCTAACTGTTGTGTTTGCCCTTATCTCGGAGTGTTCACTATAGAAGGTATAGGCTAACTGCTTAAATGATTCTCCTAGCTTTAATGTATAGGTACTATCATTAGTAAGAGTAATCTCTAGTTTATCTTTGCCCTTCTTTACAAAGTAATTCACATTGATATTTAGATAGTAATTCTCATACTTATCAGTACATATAAACAGCTCTCTTTCTACCTTACTATTGGGAGTAGGATAAATAGCCATTGTATATATCTTCTCTGATTCTACTGGATTCTTATAATCGGACTTAGCAAAAGCACTGAATCCGATTATAAGAGTGATTAAGAGTATTAGCATCCGTTTCATAGTATAGTAATTAAAGCTGTTAAGATTGTAACTATAGTGATTATCATTAAGCCTAAAGTAGTAAATTCATTATCTTCAAATATGCTCTTATCTTCTTTGATGTTGCTGGTAGCCTTAGTGTAGAACTTATAGGCTAGTAAAACGAATAATGGGAGTAATAATAGTGTAATCATAGTGTTTAGAATATTAAGGTTAAGATTATTAGTAGAAGTGTATCAAATATCTATCCATTCTGGCTTACTTCATATTTGAGAGCCTTAGTTTCATCTGTTTCTTTCTGTCTTAGATAATCGGTAATGAATAATCTGATTATTGATAAGACGCATAGAATAATAAGAATTGTGTGTATTACTGTTAGTATCATTGTTGCTTAATCCATTTATTGTTAATTCTAACTATCTTTATTGCTATTGATTTAGGAAGCAGCAGTGTAGCCTTCAATACTTTGCCACTATAAACTGCTGTAGTTTTATTGCAATATCTATTCTCTATCTTTATTTTACCTTCTTTGTATGCTCTGGCTATGGCTTTTATGGAGAAGATATATACAGTATCATTTCCGAAAAAGTTTACATAGGCTGCTTTATCTATAATCCCTGCTTTTATCTTATCTGCCAGAGCCTTAAACTTACTAACTTCCATTAGGTAAGTATCATATTTCTCATACTCTTCAGCTCTCTTCTTTATCTCTACTCCAGTAGTTTGACCCTTCAGAGTGTACTACATATCCATTGTATCAAATTTATCTTCTGTTTCTAAGTATTCAGTGATATTGCACTACTCTAATAGGCTCTTAAACAATGCTCTACCACTCTATTCTGCTTTTTCAAAGTTATCCATATAATTCTCTCTGTTTTATCTAGCTTCATATTCATTTCCATTTCAAATTTTACAAGTATCATAGTTCATTTAAGCTATTGGTTAATAATTAAGTACATTATAAATACTACTCACTGTATCATCTAAAAAGAGTAGCGAATCTGCAACTATCATCTTATTCCCTTCAATCATATTAAACAGCCTTATAACTTGGCTGTGATTAGTAGTTAGCTCTATCTCTAAAGGCTAATCGGTAACACATAAGGCTAGCAGTTTGCAGTTACTAATCAGTTCCTTTACTAAGGCTAATCTATCCTGCTTCTATATAAGGTATATCATCTAATCTAGAGTAACTTTTTTAATGTGTTCCACTTCTCCATATAAATAGATTCAATATCTTCCCTTCTATTAAGCCATATATCTACAAGATTTTGAATCCTATCGCCATCTGAATCGCTACATAAGAAATATTCATCCATCCTTATCTTTTCTCCTTTATCTTCTTTGTATTGAAACCACTTAAATACTATCTCTTCACTGTATATCATCCATTCACCTTTATAAGAATAATCAGATAGTAGTTTATGTAAGTAGGCTTCATCTGCTCTATCTCCTATGGCTGTATCTAATAGATAATATTGTGGGTTATCTACTCCATATTGAGCCATTCTGTTATCTAAGTTATTAGTATATCCAATTTTAAGAAATCCGTTTGATTCAATTAAGTAAAGCATAGTATTAAAATTTTAGAATAAATTGAGGTTTGTGTAATTCATATCCGCTAACTGTTTTTCCATCTATCTTTTTCTTTATTTTATCTACCCTATATAATGTGCAATTCTCTATAAGACTAGCCTTAGCTGCTATCTTCATATTACGCTTACTGAACTCACTGGCAAACTTAGCTTTAAGTTCTGGATTCTTTATAAAGCCTTCACTAAATACAGCCATATAAACGGCATCCATCTATTTCTTATCTTCCACTGCTTTTATCATCTTCTCTTTATTCCATCTAAGAGTATTCATTTCCGATTCTTTAAGGTACTTTCTGAAGTCCTTAAATTCTGGATATTCTAACTCATAAGTATCAGAAGGATTCTCTAGATAGTCCTTTAATAACTGCTCATAGCTGATTGTAACAGCCTTTGCTAGTTTAATGTTGAAATCATCCCAAACACTGGTTTCTACTGGCGTAAACTTCTCTGATTTATCATAAGCCTTATAGATGCTGATTCCATCCTTATATTTCTTTCTAAGTTCCTGCTTATAGATAAAGCTCTGCTCTTTGAGTTTGTTAAATACCATTTCTCCATCTATAATAGATACTAACTCTGTTTCTATGCTATCTCCTAACTTAGTTCCATATAGTTCACGCTCTTCCTTATTGAGTTTTGTATATCCACTTATAAGGATATTGGCTCTATCTCTCTTAGCATCCATTTCAGTAGCAAATTCAGAATCATCCATAATATTCCGATTGGTAGAGAATAGATGTATTAGAGTATTTCTAAAGATATTCTGATACTCATTGTTATATCTAATCCTTCCTGCTATTTGCTCTAAGGTAGTGGATATATCTACTAGTGTTTGAGTTTTATAAGCATCTGAAGCCACAACTACTAGACCATTATTAGTAAAGATGTTGCATCCTTGAAAACATTTCTTTGTAAAGAAGTTTATTCTCTTATTAGGACTACTAACCGATTCAATCTCATAATTTTCTCCTAGAATCTTAGTATTTCTGATTCTAGTAGCACAGCATATCTTTACCTCTTCTGGCTTTAGTTCCAATGTATCTACTATCTGCTTGATTGTAGTTACAGAGTTGAGGAATATATAAAGCTCTTTCACCTCACTAACTTCACCGTTAATATCTGGAACTCTAAAGCCTTCTGATAAGAATATCTGGATAAACCTAGCTAATCCCTTTGTAAGTGAGCTGGCTCTATATCTAATGGGTGTTATCATTTGTAAGCCTTCCCACTCTACTTTATAATGAGGAAGATTCTTTATAAATTCAATCTCAAAATCAAAATCTATAGGAGTAGCGGATAAGAAAGAGTAGTGTTCAAACTTCTTAATCTCATTAAGTAATCCATCAATAGCATTATATCTAAAATCCATATCTTCTAAGATTAGGTGGTATTCATCTACCAGTACCTTCCAGCCTTCAGTATTATCCATCCATCTAAGGAGCTTGGGTAAACTATCATAAGTAACAGCTACCTTATATACTTCATTCTCTTTAATGTACTTCTTAAACTCATATTCTCTAGTTCCACCATAGCACTTAAAGATATTGTATCTGTTATTCTTATCTGCTGCTATACTATCTACTAAATCTCTGAACGGACAAACAATTATATAGTTACTTTGACAATTAGCAGCTACATAAGTTCCACCTACATCTGTTTTAGTTTTGTTAATTACTCCGAAGGGTAAGCCATTTTCAAATTCTGGAAGCTCACTAAGGTATCTATGGCTTCCACCATTAATAATAGTTTGTTTCATAATAAATTAGTGTTTTTAATGTTTGTTGAATTATCATCTGAAAAATCTATGTTTATCTTTATTTCTACTATCGGTTACTTTTTTCTTTACCTATATATAGGCACTTGAAGAAAAATTGCACCTTTGAAGGCAAAATATAGGCGTTATCACAACGCCTAATATTCCGCTTAGTTGCTTTACTAAGTACCTAAATAATAAATGGGTCAATACAGTTTTATGTTTCAATTACACAACACCACAAACAATAGTAGAGTAGATGTAGTGGAGATTATCAGAATCGAACTGATATTAGTAGTATGCCATACTACCGTATTACCTTTATACTAAATCCCCTAATTTGAGCTACTAGACCTGCCCAGTAGCTCACGATTTTCTAAGTATTTATAATGACAGACGTTAATTTTCAGAGAAAGTAGGGTGTTAGTTAAGCACCCTACAGAAATATGAGAGAATAGATATGATAGTTGCAAATTTTACTAATTTTCTGTTTCTTAATTTCTTATATGCAAATATACACAACTTTTTACCGATTCCAAAATAAAAATATCACTTTTTCCTAAAAAAGTTTTTACGGCTCTGTGAGCTTCATTTTCGGCAGTCGGAGCGGTACTATCGGAGGTTTTTCAGAGCCTTAGAAGGCTGTGAAGTAAGCTGGCTAGTATAGGTTACTTTTTCCTTCCTTAGTATAGGATGCTTTGAAGAATTAATGCACTCGGCAGGGAGAAATTTAGGGGTATCTCTACCCCTAGAATCTCCTTAAACATTAATTTTTTATGAAAGTTTCACCAAAACTAGTATTAGATTGTAGCTCCAATTTTGATACTACAAAGATACTAACTTTCTGATAGGCACCAAAATAATTTTATCACAAACTTTAATATTTGACTTTATAATAGGATTAGAGCCATATTCTTTTATCCGTGAGTAGTACCTTTTCTATGTAGCTCACTATGGCACTCTTTACATACTGATAATAGGTTAGAGTAATCATAGGCTTTAGCTAATCTCTATATACCTTCATAATTCATAAAGCTATCTCTGTGGTGAACATCAATAGCCAAAGTAATCTTATCTTTAGCTAGGCATATCTCACATAATGGCTATTCCATTAGTTTGGCAGTTCTTAAATCCTTCCACTTCTGGCTCTGATATATCTTCTATCTCTATTCCCTATTAAGCCTTCTTACTGGCTCTTTTGTAGCTTTTTTGAGTGTTGGCATAGGCTTTAATACTTTCTTTAAGGTTCTACATAGTTGGCTTATCTTCTGGAGCTTCAAAATCGGAATCTATAGGCTCTTCTCCTTTATTAATCACTTCCCCTATTGATAGGTAATAGTTGGCTACTCTATCATCCCTTAGATATGCTCCTTTTAGGAGATTGAAGTAATATTTGAACTACTCTATAAAGTCCTTAGTATTATCATAAAGATAGGTTAGCTTTAAGTATGTATCATTAAAAGTATCTTCATCCTGCTCTGTCTTTACTAAGAGAGAATGAAGGTACTGATAGTGCTAGGTTAATAGCTGGTTTACTTCTATATTATAAACAGCCTTCTCTATGTTTACGAACTTCCTTTTATAACTGCTCCAGTAATTAACCATTTGTTTTTTCATATTGCTGTATGAACTAATCTAAAATATATCTCATTAATGCAGATTTAGTAATATCTAATTCTCTGCTCATTTCATCCAACATAAAAGATTGATGTGGAGTTAATCTAACTCTTAATTGAGCTTCTTTGTTAGTAGTTTTGTCTTTCATAAGATATTAATTTATTGGTTTTTAATTATATACAAAGATAATACTTTTTCCAGACACTCCAAAATAAATATTAAAAAATCTTTATTTAACTATCTGATGCTCAAATTAAAGGGGAGTATGTGTATCACAGAGATTCTACAACTTGAAGATAGAGAGATTTTGTATCACAAATTACTGTATAGTATTAAAAGAAAAGGATGGTTAAAAGGCTATCCGAAAGATAATTAACATTAAACACGAATTATTTATTACTCAAACACTATAAATGTATTATGAACACTACTTTTAAGATTCCAACGGATATAGAAGATGAAGCTAAGAAGTACATATAGGATGTGCTGGATATGCTTAAATCTAATGGAGTAATGGAGGATGTAGATACAGCAGCTCTTACTATGCTGGCTAGAAATTACTCTATGTTTATAAAGGCTTCCAAACAGCTAGAAAAGGATGGATTAACTGTTATCTCTGATAGGGGTAATATGGCTGCTCACCCTGCTATTAAAATTGCAAAGGATGCACAAACACAAGCGATGAAGGTAATGGCTGAATTTGGATTGACTGCTAAGGCTAGAACTAAGCTACCTAAACTGGAAGCTAATACTGGTGCTGATACTCCTTTTGAAGCATTTATGAAAAACAACAGTAAAAAGAAGGAGGTTAGATAATGTATGATAAGTAGAGAAGTTAAAGCCATTGATAAGGCTACAAATGAGGTAGTATCGGTATTTGATTCTATTACTGTTGCTGCTTATGAATATGATATAGATGTTGAAACAGTAAGAAAGAGCATTTAGGGTAGAGAGATAAGAGGTGATGTTTACTTTACAAGTGAAGGAGAACACCCTTTTACTAATCGGAAAACTAAAGTGTTCTGGTACGATAATAAGAGTGGTTCATTACTCGGCACATTTGATTCAGCTTTAGAAGCTAGCTAGAAAACTGGAATACCAGTATCTACAATTAGAAATAATCTAAAAGGAAGAACTAAAACAGTGTGGAAAAAATAGTACCGTTTTACAAGTCCTGATGTTGAATACAAGCCAGAACACCCAGAGCCTTATATTTAGAAAGGGAGAAGTAAGGACTGGCTTAAAAAGGCTGTAGATGTCTATGATGCTGAAACTGATGAACTACTTAAAGAGTGTGATAGTGCAACTGAAGCAGCTAACTTCATAGGTTGTAAGACTGGTAATATTACTTCTCATTTGAAATACAAGCCGAAAATAAAACATAGACCAACAATATATAAAAAATACTACTGTGAATACCACAATGAATAAACCTTACTATTAGTATGCTGTAGAAGTGGTAGAGGGTAAAGTGGTATGCTGTGATAATATTAAACTAGCTTGTAAGCGTTTTCTATCTGACTTACAAAGGAATGATTTAGACTTTAGAGAGGATGTAGTGGATAATGCTATTTCCTTTATCGGAATCCTCAAACACTTTGCAGGAAAGAGTAGCGGTAATCCATTTATCCTAGAAAGATGGCAATAGTTTATAATAGCTAACATTCTCGGATTCTATTGGAAAGATACCGATAATAGACGCTTTACAAGCTCATACATAGAAGTTAGTAGAAAGAATGGTAAAACAGCCTTAGCTGCTGCTTTATGTATGTACTTTCTTATAGCAGATGGTGAAGATGGTGCTGAAGTGGACTTAGCAGCAAATTCAAAGGAATAGGCTAAGATAGCATTTAACTTCTGCTCAAACTTTGCCAAACAGTTAGACCCTTCAGCAAAATATCTGAAGGCTTATAGAGATAGCATCCTATTAAATGCAAATGATTCTAAGCTGAAAGTGTTTGCTGCTGATGATAGTAAGCTGGATGGATTTAACGCTAGCTTTGGATTGGTGGATGAATACCACTCTGCTAAGAACTCTAGGGTTAGGGATGTTATTAAATCTTCTATGGGAATGAGGTAGAATCCGCATTTATGCACTATTACTACTGCTGGATTTGATAAAACATTACCCTGCTACAAGCTAAGAACTACAGCGATTGAAATACTGAACGGATTAAAAGAAGATGATAGCTTATTTGTAGCTATCTACTCTTTAGATGAAGAAGATGATTGGACTGATGAAAAGAACTGGATAAAGTGTACTCCTAACCTAGATGTTACTGTTACTAAGAAGTACATTAAGGAATAGGTACAATCCGCTATTAATAATCCTTCTGAAGAGGTTGGAGTAAAAACTAAGACCCTTAATCTATGGTGTGATACTGCTTCTGTATGGCTTCCAGAATCTTACATAGTTAGAAATAGCCAAACAGTCAAGCTATCCGATTTTAAGGACTGTGTATGTTATGTAGGAGTGGATTTAGCTGCTACTTCTGACTTAACAGCAGTATCTTATCTGATTGAATAGGATGGCAAATACTACTTTAAGACTGATTACTATTTACCAGAATCGGCATTAAAGGAGAAGCCAGATAGAGAGCTTTACAAGTATTGGAAGCAGATGGGATTATTAAAGATTACAGAGGGTAATGTTACTGACTATGATTATATTACTAATGATATAGTTAAAGCTAGTGAACTGCTATCTATAAGAGCTATCGGATATGATAAGTATAATGCTACTTAGTGGGCGATTCACGCTACAGAGCTAGGACTTCCATTAGAGGAATATCCACAAACGCTAGGTAACTTCAATAAGCCTACTAGAGAAATGGAAAGATTAATCTTATCTGGAAGAGCTATCATAGATAACAATGAAATTAATAGATGGTGCTTTAAGAATGTTACTCTTAAATCAGACCATAACGGCAATGTTAAGCCGAATAAAGGAGTTAAGGATAAAAAGATAGATGGTGCTATAGCTATGATTCAAGCTCTAGGTATGTATCTTCAAGTTCCGCATTACTCCAATGAAATTTTTATAATATAATAATCTATAAATAAAATACTTATGTTTGGTTTTGGAAATAAACGAAAAGAACAGACTTAGGTAGAGGAAAGAAGTAATGGATTATTTGATTATCTGACTTATAATAGTGCTTCCGCTTACAGCACTGATAAATCTATGCTATTATCTACTGTTTACCGATGTATAGAGGTAGTATCGGATTCAGTGGCTCAACTACCATTAGAGCCTTATAGGATAGATAGTCAAGGATATAAAATCAAATTAACTTCTCACCCTACTTACAAGCTATTAAATAAAGAGCCTAATCCTAGAATGACTAGATTCACCTTCATTAAATCTCTGATAGTATCTACTTTATTAAAGGGTAATGGATATGCTTATATAGATAGGGATGCTAAAGGTGATGCTATTGGATTACACTTTATCCCTGCTGACCTTGTAACAGTAATCAGACCTAAGAGCCTTAGAGAATCGGTATCTTATTCTATTGTAGGATTAGGTAAGGTAGAATCTAAGGATATGATACATATTCTTAATTTTAGCTATGATGGGGTTGAAGGTGTATCGACACTAAGACACGCTAGGAACACACTAGGATTAGCTGTAGATAGTGAAGCTCACGCTGCTGGATTCTTTAAGGGAGGTGCTAATCTGGCAGGAGTGTTAAAGGTTGAAAGTAATCTTACTGAAGCATAGAAGAGAGGACTTAAAACTAGTTGGCAAATGGCTTTTAGTCCTTCTACTGGTACTCCTAATGGTGTTGCTATCTTAGAGGGAAATATGGACTTCCAGCCTATTACAGTGAATCCTGCTGATGCTCAACTATTAGAAACTAGGCAGTTCAATGTAGTAGATATATGTAGGTTCTTTGGGGTATCTCCAGTGAAGGCTTTTGATTTATCTAAATCAAGCTATTCAACTGTTGAAGCCACTAACCTATCATTCCTTACTGAAACACTATCACCACTTCTAGAGAAGATAGAGCTGGAGTTTGAGAGAAAGCTATATAAGCCTTCAGAGAAGGATTCTATAGATGTTAGATTTGATACAGCCACTTTACTTAGAGCCGATAAGCAATCTCTAGCAGCCTATTATAATACTCTCTTTAATATCGGTGTAGTAAGTCCTAATGATATTAGAAAGCAGTTGGATTTACCTGCTATAGAAGGTGGAGATAATACCTTTGTATAGGTTAATATCAAGACTTTAGAAAGAGCTGTTTCATCTACTCCAGATAACACCAATACGATAAAAGAAAACATAAACGAAAATCAAAATAATTAAGGACTATGGAAATTAAGAAAGGTAGTGATTTAATACTTATTCTCCATATTGAGGATATTAAAGGGAAGCCACTTAGGGTAGCTGATACAGCAGATTTTAAGCTATATGTATGGACTTCCAACAGAAATAATTATTTAACATTCAAAAAGAGGGATTTACTACTTAATGGCAATGTAGATAGAGTAGCTATCCCAGATTACTATATGAACACCCTAGAAACTGGTGTAGTATGTTATACTTATGATTATGCTATTAGGGATTCTGCTTTTTAGCATACTGATTGTATGTATAACAAAGTGAAGGAAGTGGTTACTGATTTTAATTGGGTGAACAGTAATTATAATGAGATTCCAGCTAACCCTATTAACTATCAAACTTTAGAGTATCTGAAGGACTTGATAGAGGATGAATCAATAAAGAGAACTAAGGCTATCGGAGAGCTAAAGCACTATGTAGAATGTGAATATACTGATAGGTTAGCTGATGAGATTAAAAGAAGCAATGAGGTAGATATAGAAATGCACAAACTTATTAAAGCCAATAAAGCCGATTCTGATTCTGCTGATAAGGCTATAGAGGATAAACTTAATGAGGAAATAAGACGCTCTAATGAAGTGGATATGCAGCTTCATAAACTCATTAAAGAGAATAAGGAAGGTGCATCTGATAAGATTGATGAAGCTACTAACACCCTTAATACAGCTCTTAATAATGAAATATCTAGAGCCACTACTAAGGAGAATGAGATAGCTACTAATCTTACTACTGAAATTAATAGGGTAACTGCTGAAATTACTACTACTAGAGATAGTATAGAATCCGAATCAAACAGAGCTAAGGCTGCTGAAAAACTACTTACTGATTCTCTTAATGCTGAAATTGATAGAGCCATACAAAAAGAGAATAGTATAAACAGTAAGGTTAATGAGCTGGTTGAGAATCTAGGGGATGAAATTGAACGCTCATTAGAGAAGGATAGAGAGCATAAGCAGGAACTTGATATAGAATCCAACAGAGCTAAAGCAGAAGAGAATAGAATAGATACAGCTCTTACTATTGAGGTGGATAGAGCTAAGGCTAAAGAGGAATCTCTTACTGGTGCTATCACTTCAGAAGTTGAACGTGCTAAGACTGTAGAGAAGGATATTACTGATGCTCTGAAGGCTCTTAAAACTTCTGTAGCCGATAAGAACACAGAAGTAACTGATTCCATTAAAGCAGAATCGGATAGAGCAAAAGCAGCAGAGAAGGCTCTTACTGATAAGGCTGATGAACTTAATACTGCTATCTCTGATGAGGTTACTAGAGCGAAAGGTGAAGAGAAAGCTCTTAATGATACTCTTAATGCAGAAATTACACGTTCTACCAATGAGGATAAGGCTATTAAAGATTCTATCACTGGAATCAATCAAGCAGCTACAGCTCTTTCTGATAAAGTAGATGGTGAAATAAGCCGGGCAACAGCTAAGGAGAATGAACTTAAAAACAGTATTGATACTACTAATACTGCTGTTTCTAATGAGGTATCTAGAGCTACTGCTAAAGAAGCCGATATAGTTGCTTCTGTGGATGCTCTTACTACTACTGTAGCTAATGAAGTAAAACGCTCTACCGATAAGGATGCTGAACTTACTAAGGCTGTATCTGATATGGATGCAGAGGTTAAAGCTAATGCTACTTCTATCAATACTATCAATCAGAAGTTAGATGTAATCAATGGTGAAGGAATCGGCTCTATTAATCACGCTGTAGAGGATAGCAAACATTATACAGATGATGAGATAGCCAAAATTAAAGCATCTACTTCTACTGACCTTACAAACACTCTTAAAGAGTATGCTACTAAGGCTGATGTAGATGGCAGGATTAAGGATGTAATTGGTACTGCTCCAGAAGCCTTAGACACACTCGGAGAAATAGCAGAAGTTCTTAATGGTAATGGGGATGCTATTGATGCTATTAATGGTGTTCTTAGTGGTAAAGCTAATAGTGCTGATGTCTATACTAAGGCTGAAATGGATGCTACTGTTACAGCTATCAATTCTGATATTACTGCTGAATCAAGCAGGGCAAAATCAGAGGAAGCTAGAGTAGAGAATCTGGTTAAGGCTGCTTCTGCTGATTTGATTACTGAAGTAAACAGAGCTAAGGCAGCAGAGAAAGAAGTGGCTGATGCAGTTAAGGCAGAGGGTAAACGCTCTACTGATGCAGATGTTGCTAACACTGCTGCTATCAATGCAGAAGTATCTAGAGCTACTGACGCTGAAAAGGTATTATCTGATAAGATTGATAGACTTAATGGGGATGCTTCCACTGTTGGCTCTGTGGCTCACTCTCTGGAAGATGCCAAACACTATACCGATGATGAAGTTAATAAGGCTAAAGCTGATGCAGATGCTAAGTACCAGCCTAAAGGCGATTACTTAACAGCGCATCAAGATATAAGCGGATTGGCAACAAAGGGAGAAGTAACCGCTGAAGCCAATAGAGCTAAAGCTGCTGAATCGGATATTACCGATAATGTAACTGCTCTTAGAACTGCTCTAAAGAACAGTATGAAAGTAGAGAATGAAACACTTATTATAACTCTCTGATGACTTATGAATATTAATAAAATGAATCTTAACGGAGTTGAGTATAATCTTACTGATAAAGATGCTCAAAGTAAGATTACAGAACTCCAGAAGAACACATACAATAAAACAGAGGTAGATAATCTAGTTAATGCCATTGATAGTAAGGTTGATGGCATTAACCTAGATTCCTTTGAAACTAAAGAAGGAGCTGCTTCTAAGTATCAGCCAAAAGGTACTTATCTAACAGAGCATCAATCATTAGATAACTACTATACTAAGGCTGAAGTAGATTCTGCTGTAGAGAATATAGATGTTACTGAACAGCTTAAAGATTATGCTCTTAAATCGGAACTTCCTGCTGAATATGATGATACTTCTGTAAAGGCTAGAATCTCTACCCTAGAAGCTATAGACCATACTAAATACCTAACACAGCATCAAGATATATCTGGTAAAGTAGATAAGGTATCTGGTAAAGGACTTTCTACAAATGACTATACAACAGCCGAAAAGAATAAGCTGGCTGCTACTCCTTCTTTTTGGGTAGGTACACAAGCCGAATATGATGCAATAACAAATAAAGATACTAACACATTCTACTATATAACTGAAGAGTGATGAATGGAACAAGCAAGGAACTAATGGGAGTGTATAAGAGAAGCACTCCTATTAGCTCCATATATCAAGGATTAAAGTTAGTATGGTGTAAGCCTTCTGATGAGCCTATTTTTAATTATGATGATGTAGTATTTGAAGTAGATACTAATTATAGTAAGATTGTATATCTTCCGATTAGTGGAGCTTCTAATACTAATCTAGGTAAAGTAAATTGGGGTGATGATACTGAAGAGGATGTAATTATAACTTCAGCTACTTTTTCTAGGAATCCTATGAAGCACACTTATTCAGACACTGGAAAATATATCATTACCTTTATCCCTAATGGCACTGCTTATAGCATTAATGATATGGATAGCAATGATTCTTTAGCCTTTACTAAGGTTTATAGTTTTGGTTCTAAATATCCTACTACAGTTAATATTACTAAGTAGAATCATTTTTACTACTTCCAAAAGAACTATCCTTTTAAGGATGATAAATGTAGTATCGCTAATATCCAGTAGGATTCTATTGATTTAGATGGCTTATTTGGTGGAGTAAGTGAATGTGTTAATGGCTCTATTTCTGGAATTTTTACTAAGTTAAAAGGTGATTTTCTAGGCTCTAAGGTTACTGCTCATAATCTGGATGAAGGAATTATTTATGATTGTGCCAATTTAACAGAGATAGAAAACATAAATATTCCGAATGAAGAAGTAAATAATATTTGCTGCAAATGCCCTAGTATCAGAGTAATTAAATCTGTTACATATCCGACAAATGCAAATTCTTATAGAGTGGATACGGTATTGTTTGGTAATAAGGTTATACCAGATATTAGAGAGCTAACTATATTGAATATAGGAGATTTTACAAGGTTCAATATTATGGATTTTAGACAGTTGAATTATTGGGGTATAAATAACACTACATATAAGAACGCCAAAAAGAGCTTAGTAGATACTTTGATTACTAATGCTAAGGATAAATCTGGAGAATCTAAGTCTTTAAGTATCTACCTATCCACAAATACAAAGAACGCTTTAACTTCAGCAGAGAAAGCACAAATAACTTCTAAAGGATATACAATCGTATGAAAGAATCTACATATATAACTAAGGTACTAGTGCCAGAGGAAGGACACTATATTACACAAGCAGGGGAAGTAGATATTATGCAGAGGGTACTTAGTAAAGAGGTGTATCTAGCTGTAAATGATTCTCCTTCTAACTGGAAAGAGATAACGGAAGAGGAAGCCAATGAGATTATTAACGAACAAAACAAACAACACTAATCAACTATGGAAAGCAAAATAACAAAGGTAATACTAGCAGGAAAAGAATATCTGATTACAGATAAGCAAGCTCAACAGATACTATCTATTATAAGTTCTGATGTTACTTCTCTTAAAGGGAGAGTAGATGAATTAGAGAAAAATCAGAATAAAATACAGTGGATAACAGTAGAATAAAGGAACTGATTATTATAATTAAAATTGAGCAATATGGATATATATAAAATTGTTGTAAACGGTACAGAGTATCAAATTAAAGATAAGGATGCTAGGCAAGTAATTGATGCTCTTAAAAATAAAGTAGCTGAACTGGAACAGAATCAGGGAAAACTTTATATTATAGAGGTTGAATGATGGATATTACTAGGATTACTCTTAATGGTAAAGAATATCAGATTAAGGATGCTGATGCTCAAATAGTAGTTAATCAGCTCCTTAATCGGATAAAAGAACTGGAGAATAAGACTGCTGATGTAGTAGAGCTAACTAACTTCAATGAAGATAATATATTTGTCGGTGCTATGGATGAAACCGATAAAGATAAGCCTATTACTTATGAGTATCTTACTTCACTTCTGGCTAAAGATAACACCAATAACAAAGTGTTTGCTAATACAGATAAGCCTATAAAGGTTAGGCACAAATGGCTAGCTATAGGGGATGAGCCTAATAAAACATTCTTTATCCTAGTTCCTGCTACTCATAAAGGCTTATACTCTTTTTCTGGTGGATGTTAGAGCTTCAACGGATGGCAGGATAGTTATACTACTGTATCTATTGATTTTCCTTCTGGAAGTAGAAAGCAGTATAAGCTATTCCGATTTGTGAACTGGCTGGATGGGATGGTGAAATAACATATACTTTTTAACTATGGAAATAAGTAGGATTGTAATTAATGGTGTTGAATATGAGATTATAGATAAGTTTACTAGGGATGCAGTTGCTAGAATAGATGAGCGTTATATATCTGATGTAAAGATAGCTGATATAAATGCTTAGAATGTATCAGAGGTAGTAACTGATGGATTTGAGGTAAAGAATTATGATTACTTCTATTTTCATTCCACTTCTAAGGATAGAGTATTATATACTAAGCTAGGTAATTCCATTCCCTAGAATATGGTATGTTCTACAGAGCATCTATCTAATGTAATAGAGAATCTAGAAGAGGGAGAAGTTATTACTATCTACTATGGAAACTGATTATTTGTAGTTTATAGATGATACTCTAGAGCTTGAAAAACTATCATTCATAGCTGATGAACTTGAATCTTTAAGATAGATGGCTGAAAAGTATGATGGTAGTGAGTATGCTTCTATCTCGGATGAAGATTAATAATGCTATATTATGATAAGTTTGTGATACAAATTACTGTATATTAGTAAATAGAGAACAAAAATAATGATGAAAGAAGTTAGAAATTCAAATAACGAAATAACACCTATTTTACCAGAATCCAGAACTGTTAGCGGATATGCAATAGTTTTTAACTCGGATTCTAATGATTTAGGTGGCTTCATAGAGCGAATTAACCCAGATGCCCTTATTGGTGTAGTTGAGAAATCTGATGTGCTTTGTTTGCTTAACCACAATGAGGACAGAGGGGTATTAGCCAGAAGCAATAAAGGAGAAGGTAGTTTGACCTTAGAAATAGATAACATTGGATTGAAATATACCTTTGAAGCTCCTGCCACAGCTCTAGGGGATGAACTCTTAGAAGGACTTAGAAGAGGTGATATTTCTACTAGCTCTTTTGCCTTCACAGTAGGCTCTGATAATTGGAGTAAAAGAGAGGATGGCACTTATCTTAGAACTATCCAGAGTATTAATGAACTCTTTGATGTATCTCCAGTGTATAGAGCTGCTTATGATGCTACTTCTGTTAAAGTGGATTGTAGAGGTTTAGAAGCCTTTAAGGAGCAAGAGGAAGCAGAAGCTCAACAAAAGAAAGTAGATGAACTGATAGAAAAGGCTAAACAGATGGAGAAGCAATTAGAGGAAGAGAAGCCTTCTGATGAAGAGCCTTCTAAAGATGAAGAGCCAACAGAAGAGCCTACCGATAATCCTTCTGATGAGCCAACGGATAAAGATGATACCGAAGATGATAACAATAAACACGATAATAATTTAATTGATAAAAGAACTATGGAAAAGTTTTCTTTACTTAAAGCTATTAATAACATAGCAAACAACAAACAACTTGACGAAAGAAGTGCAGAGGTAGTAAACGCTGGTGTTGCTGAAATGCGTAAATCTGGACTTTCTTACAGCGGACAGATTCAGCTTCCTATTGAAGAGCGTGCTGATGTTCAAGCTACAGTAGCTACTGCTGGACTTGAAGCAGTTGCAACAGATAAACTTAATATTCTAGAGCCACTTAGAGCTAATTTAGTAATGGCACAAGCTGGAGCTACTATTATGACTGGCTTAGTTGGTAATGTATCTATCCCTATGTATGATGGTACTACTGTAGGTTGGGAAGGTGAAGTAGGTACTGCTGCTGATGGTGCTGGTTCATTCTCTGAAGTAGAGTTAGCTCCTAAACGTCTTACTGCTGTAGTTGAGGTATCTAAGCAGTTCCTTATTCAAGATTCCGTAAATGCAGAGGATATGCTTCGCAATGATATTGTAAAAGCTATCTCTAATGAACTTGAAGCTACTATTTTGGGTGATGCTGCTGGAACAGCTAAGAAGCCTGCTGGTATCTTTAATGGTGCTACTGCTGCTACTCTCGATTATGCTTCTACTGTAGATATGGAGGAAGCTCTGGAGGAAGCTAATGTATATGGTGAATATACCTACATTGTATCTCCTAAAGCTAAGGCTGCTCTTCGCAAGGCTAAGAAAGGTGAAAATGGCTTTGTAATGGAGGATGGAGAAGTAAACGGAATAAAGGTACTTTGTACTTCTGCTTCTAAGGGTATTGTACTCGGTAACTTCTCTGAATATGTAATTGCACAGTGGGGAGCTATTGATTTGACTGTTGACCCTTATACTAAGGCTGCTGATGGCAAGGTAAGACTTGTAATTAACGCTTATTTTGATGCTAAACCTAGACGCTCTGAAGCCTTTGTAGCTGGAGTAGTTGAGTAATAAATAGTGTTTATTAATGTTTGAGAAGGGAGTAGGTATAAAAGCCTACTCCTAAATCTCAACTCTTAAACTTGGAAAGCTATGTATGTAACTGTATCGGATGTGAAGAAGCATCTTCAAATAGACCCCGATTTTAAGGATGATGATAGCTACATTATCTACCTTATACAAGTGGCTGAAGATGCTGTAGCTCAACATTTAGATGCCCCTTTAGCTGATTTGTTATAGAACGGCATACTACCTAAAGCTGTTACTCATACTATCCTGCTTATGATTGGTAATCTCTATGCTAATAGAGAGCCAGTTAGTTTTACTTCCGCTTCTAAAGTGCCTTATAATCTAGAGTATTTACTTGGACTATATAAACGCTACTACATTCCTTAACTATGAGAGCTGGATTATTGACAGAAGTTATTACTGTTGAGAAGCCTACTGTAGAAAATAATGAATATGGAGCTACGCCTATAAAATGGATAACACACATAGGCAAGACTAAAGCACAAGTTACTTATACAAGTGGTAATAGGAGCAATGAGAATAATGAAATAATCTTTGCTTATGAGGTTGTGTTTACAGTGAGAATTTATCACCAGATAGATGAACGAATGAGAATTATCTGGAAGAATAAAAAGTATCGGATTCTATCCATTGAAGAAAACAAGTAGCTACAATCACTGACTATTAAAACGGAGCTTATCAATGAGTAATGTAGTAATTGATGATACTTCAGTACAAAATCTATTTAATGCTCTTGACGCTGATTCTACAAAGAAGATTCTATTTACTGCTCTAAAGAAAGGTGGATAGAAGTTAGCTAGACAAACTAAGACCCAACTTAGAGCCAGTTTAGGCTCTGCTGCTACTTCTCCTAACAGATGGAACGGTAAGACAATGGAAAGCGGTGTAAGGCTTAAAGCTGATAAGGATTACTGTGAAGTATCTGTAAGTATATTGGGAGATTTTAGATTAAAGTTCTTTGAGAAAGGAACGGCACAAAGAAGGCTTAGAAGAGGTGGAGCTAACAGAGGTTCTATAAGAGCTATGAACTTCTTTAGAAAAGCTAGGCAGCAGGATATAGATGATACTATTTATAACTCTATAACAGAATCATTAAGGCGTATTGAACAATGAGCGGATTAGAAATAGGTAAAGCAATATTTACCATACTCAAAGGAATCAAAAATGTATATCCACTAGTAGCTGATTAGGGTACTACTTATCCCTTTGTGATATATCGGAGAACTAGCCTACAGCACTCAAACACTAAAGATAGATACAACTATTAGGAACTAGCTACTGTAGAAGTAGTAGTAGCTTCTAACAAGTATGAGGAAAGTGTTATGTTGGCTAGAGAAGTGATGTATAAGCTGGAGCATACTAGAGGACTATACAATGATATAAGCATATCAGAAATTAAACTGATTAGTGCAGAGGAAGATTATATAGAAGATGCTTATATACAGAAACTCACTTTTAATATTGAGATACTGTAATTTAACTTTAACAATAAACTAAAAATTAAAATATTATGGCTGTAACAAAAGGTGGCGATTTAATGCTTTTTGTTGGTGGCAAGTCTATCGCTTTTGCCACTAATCACACACTTTCTATCAGTGCAGATACTAAGGAAACTTCTACTAAAGATAGTGGTGGACTTTGGCAGACTTCAGAAGTAGGAATGTTAAGCTGGAGCTGCTCTAGTGAGAATCTTATGGGTAATCCTATGGCTGGTATCGGATATGATGAGCTATTTGCGATGATGATGTCTAGAAAGCCTATTACTGGTGTGTTTGCACTTGAAGGAAACTCTACAGACTATGCAGAGGGAAAACTTGGTGCTGCTCCTACTACTGGCTGGACTGCTAAAAGTGGTGATGGATATACTGGATAGATGGTTATTACCAACTTGGAAATGAACGCTCCTAACGGTGAAAATGCAACTATGAAAGTAGATTTTACTGGTGTGGGCGAACTTAAAAAGGTAAGCGGAGCTAAAGCTGCTAATCTCATTGAAGATTAATAAGATAGCTCAACCGAATCAAAAGGAATAAGATTAGATATAAATTTTCAAAGTGGTGGATTTTTCCAATACCTATATAGAGTGCTTTGAAGAAAAATTGCACCACTAAGAAACTAACTGAAATATAAGTATATCCCTTTATACCTTTGTCTAGAGGGTATAGAGGGATTTACTTTTTAATACTAACACTATGAATATTACGATTAATAATAAAGACTTCAAGCTAAAATACACTATCAGAGCTTTATTCATATTTGAACAAATTACTGGTAGAGCCTTTGAAATTAAGACTACTATAGATAACTACCTATTCTTTTATTCTATGCTTCTAGCCAATAATCCAGATACTCCTTTAGAGTGGGATGAATTTATAGATGCAGTAGATAATGATACTACCCTTATAAGCTAGCTCAACTAGGTAATAGCCGATTCTCAAAAAAAGAATGAGCTGTTTAATGAGGTATCGGAAAGCGGTGAAAAAAAAAGTTAAGTGTATCGGAACTATATGCTATCTTAACTCTTAGGCTTCATTATCCGCCTAACTATGTTCTAGATTAGATGGAAATGTATGAAGTGAAGGCAGTAATGGAATATGCCTATTATGCCTATAAAGATGGATGGGAATAGGCTAGATTAATCTCTTATCTTATTGCATAGACCAATAGCACAAATAAGTTAAAGCTAACTGATATACTTAAATTTAATTGGGAGGATGAGGTAGATACTTCTATTTCTAATGAGGATGTAGAGAGATTAAAATAGAAGGCTCAACTATACGAACAATCTTTTAACTCGGAAAATAATGGCAAATGATTATATAGTGCGTTTGCAAGGCTAGGATAATCTATCTGGAACTATTAGAAATGCTCAAAGAAGCCTAAATGAACTGGGTGGTAGTGCTAACCGATTAGACGCAATACAACAACGATTTAACCGCATAGAACAATCTTCAGCACCACTAAGAAAGAAGTTGAAGGATGTAAAAGCAGAGATGGAAAGATTAGCTGCTGCGGGTGGTGCAAATTCTTAGGCTTTTAAGGATATGGCTAGGGCAGCAGCAGAATATAAGTCTTAGCTTGATTCTGTTTCAAACGCTCTTAAAAAGGCTGAAAATGAAAGTAAATCATTCAAAGATATATTAAAGGACACTGGAAAAGGTGTAGCAGATAAATTTGGATTAGGTAGCTTAGTAGAGAATCTAGGAGCTTTTGCTACTCCTGCTGGAGCTGCTGCTGTTGCAGTTGGAGCTGTTGCTACTACTTGTGTTTAGGCTGCTAAGGCTGCTGCTGAATTTGAAACACACTTAGATAGCCTTCAATCTTTGACCGGTCTAGATGATGGAGCTATGAAGGCTATTAGTGATGGAGCTGTAGAAATGAGTAAAGAATTTAAGAGTAGTGCTAGTGATATAGTAGATGCTATGAAACTTATAGGCTCACAAGCTCCAGAACTTCTATCTGATAAAGATGCTCTGATGGAAGTTACTAAGGCTGCTAATGTACTCGCTGAAGCTGCTTAGATAGAAGTAGTGGATGCTGCTAAGGGTATTACTACTGTAATGAATCAGATGGGAGTTTCAGCAAGTGAAGCCACTAATATTATCAATACTTTGGCAGCTTCATCTTAGCAGGGTTCAGCAGATGTAGCCTATCTAAATACGGCATTTGAAAAGGCTGGTACTGCTGCTAGTTCCGCTGGTATGAATTATGTAGAACTAGCTGCTGCTGTTGAAACTGTTGCACCTAAATTCTCTTCCGCTGATGTGGCTGGCTCACAATTAGCATCGACACTACTTCAATTATCTATGAAGGCTAGCAATGAGTTTAAGCCTTCTGTAGTTGGTATGTAGGAAGCTCTTAATAACTTGGCTGCTGCTTAGATGGATGATGCACAAATGGCTAAGTTAGTTGGAGAATCTAATGTAACTATGCTGAAAACCCTTATAGATGGAAGAAGTACCTTTGAAGGATATAGCCAATCATTAGCAAATACTAATACTGCTTATGAACAAATGGCTATCAATAATGATAACTTTGAAGGAGCAGTTACTAAACTTAAATCTGCTTGGGATGCTCTGATGATAACTCTAGGACAATCTGGAGTATTATAGGGTATAGCAGATGGAGTAATGGATATAATGGGATTACTGAATGATATTATAGGGGTAATCTCGGATATTATAGATACATTCCAATTATTTGAAATTAATATTACTGATAATTGCAATATATCTAAGATTCAGATTCAAGGTCTATCTGAAATCATAAAGGGTATTGGAACAGTCCTACAGATAGTAGTGGCTGTAGCTGCTAAAGCCTTCAATGCTATTAAAGACTTAGCTACTAATGTGGCTAATGGAATCGCTAATAAGTGGAATGAACTTAAAGGTACTCTGACTGATAACGCCTTTGCTTAGAATATAGCTAATGCTTGGAACACTATCTATAATAAGGCGGTTGAAATAGTTGGTAAGGTAAAGAAGCTATGGAATGAGTTTTTACAGTGGCTCGGACTAGAAAGTAAATCAGTATCTACTCCAGCTCCTATAAAGAACGCTCCAGTTCAGAACACTAATACTAACACAACTACTACCCTTCCTACTAATACAGTAACTACTACCAAAACTCCTAAAGTTGGTGGAGGTGGTAAAGGTACTACTTCTAAATCTACTCAAACTCCACCAGAAGCAGGAAGTGTAGCTGCTTTGGAAGCTGCTTATAATGCCTTAAATAATGAGCTAAAGAACACAGTGGTATCTGATGAAAGATTAGCTGAAATCAATAAGGAGAAGGAAGCATTATAGGAACAGATTAAGCAAATTAAAATCAGAAACGGATTACTGGTAGAGAAGGTAGAAACACCTAAAGAAGTTAAGCCAGAAGCAAAAGAAGGCTCTTTAGGATATGTGCAAAATCAATTATCCGCTAAACAGAATCAGCTAAAGCTAGAGGTAGTAGGAAGTGAAGCGTTTAACAATCTTCAGAAAGAGATAGCTGATTTGGTACAACAACAGCACACTATTCAGTTAGAAGTGGATGCTTCTAGAGTTAAGCCAGAATTTGAAATAGCTGCTGAAGCTGCTGAAGCCTATTAGAAGAAGATGGATGATATTACAAGTGTGGCTAATTCTGTAGGTGCTGCTTTTGGTGGATTAGGTTAGGCTATTGGTGGCACTGGTGGAAAGATGTTAGAGTTAGCAGGACAATCAGCACAAGCTGTAGCCTAGATTATCCCTTAGATAGTGGCTTTAATTGGTGCTAAATAGGGTGAAGCTCTAGCTAGTGGTACTGCTTCCGCTGCTGCTCTTCCATTCCCTGCTAATATTGCTGCTATCGCTTCTATCATAGCTACTATTACTGCTCTCTTTGCTTCCTTTGCTGGTAGCTTTGCCGATGGTGGTATTATCGGTGGTAGTGGCTCTTTTCACGGTGATAGGATGCTAGCTAGGGTAAATGCTGGTGAAATGATACTGAATCCTAAACAGCAGAGCAATCTCTTTAATGCCTTAGATAGTGGTGGTGCTACTGGTGGATTGGGAGGTAAAGTAACCTTTGAAATCAGTGGCTCTAACTTGAAGGGTACACTTAGGAACTATGATAGTAAGATGGCTAAATTGAAATAATAAATACTTCTGTTTGATAATCTTATATGAACTATATAGGGTTATCAAGCAGAATCTATAATATAAAAACTATGTCTAAATATACTAGTGAGTTTACTTCAGTAAATGGAGTGAACTATAAAATAGAAATAGCCACTGAAAAGGGTACTAAAACGGAGAAATTTGTTTTAGGTGGAACACCATTTGTAACAGAAATGGATAATGATGGGAAAACTATCTATGCTCCAATTAAATCTACTGGTGCTACTATAGAAATGCTTACTTCTGATATGCCTTTTGATATTTACAGTGGTAAAACTAAGGGAGTTAAAGTTACTGTTACCAATACTTCCGCTAATGTGGTTGAATGGGTAGGATATGTAACGCCCTGTGCCTATGATATGGGATTAGATGAAGAGAAAGAAGTTATAGAGATTGAATGTGTGGATGGTATAGCAGCATTAAAGGATATGCCTTATAGGTCTGATTCTAAAGAGGTAGATACATTCTTAAATGTAGTGTTCAAATGCCTTAAACGTGCTGGATGCTATAAGAATCTCTATGTTACAGATAACGTACAATTTAAGGCTAACGGTACTGATTCCATAATGTCTAAGCTAAGAATATCAGAAGCTAACTTCTTTGATAAGAAAGATAGTGAAGCATAGCCAGATGATTCTGTAGCTTGGAATTGTTACGATGTCTTATTTGAGATAATGTAGTATATGGGATATACTATTACTAGCTATGGAGAGGATGTATATATTTTAGATTATGATGCTCTAGTTAAAGGTAGAACTAAATACTTCAAATACTCATTAACTGGCTCTACTATCGGAACTCCTACCAATGTTACACTATCTTCATCTAAATATATCAAAGGAGATTCACACGCTGAAAACGGAGCAAAGATAACGCTTGATGAGATATTTAATCAGATTACCGTTATAGATGAGTTTTATGAGATAGATAGCTTGGTGGATGGATTGGATAGTAGTAAGAATTACACTAACATTACTGCTAGCTATGATAATGACTTAAAAAGCTGGTTTTAGAAAGATGATAGATTTTTAGAATCGGAAGTATTCACTGTAAAGAATAAGGCTGGAGTAGATGAAAGTTTCTTTGTTACTCTTACTAAGGCTGATGATGGTAAAATATTCTTTGTGGTAGGTAAGTTCTATAAGAATCCAATGATAGAAACTAAGCACTATAGCCATAACTACAACTATCCTTCATTACTAGATGAAAGTAAGTTTTCTAGTAATATGATGTATTCTAAGCTATGGAGCGGTAAAGGTGCTACTGTTGTGGGATTATTCACTAAGCAGATAGACGGAAGCAAATACAATCAATGGAGAGCCGATATTACTTCTAATTGGGATGGTTAGAGTAAGGACACTAAATTAAAGCAGTTTGGATAGTTAGCCAATATAGCCAATATCGGAAGTAAGAAGCTGGTGAATTACATTCTTTGTCTTAATCAAGACACTAACCATATTGAACACGATAAGACTACTGATTATCCCTTCTTTAAGATTAAGAAATCAGTACCTACTATCTTTGGTGGTGATGGTGGCTATATAGTTATTAAAGGCACTCTGATTAGACACTATATGTATAATGCTCCTTTTCCTATGAATGGTACAGTATATAGGCATAAGGACACAAAGAAAACTTCTATCTATGCTAATGAGGGATATTTCTGGGCATAGCTTAAATGGGGTAATCACTACTGGAAGAATGAAGGTGATTATAAGACTATGGGAGATTGGGTTACTACTCCTTCATACTTCAAAATATTCTATGGCGACCCAACGGCAGAGCATAGAGTAGATGATTGGCAGGATAAGGATTGTGAGTTTTATAATAACTGTGGCTCTTTATGGGGTGTGGATGAAAAAGGCTACTATGTGCCTACTCCACCAGACGGAAACTTAAACGGAGAAGTTGAGCTAACTGTATTTGCCAATAAGGACACTAAGGGCAAATGGGCTAGAAACAACAAAAAGGATAAGAAAAATAGCTATAGTGGCTATCCACCAAAAGTAGTATTATTTAAGGGATTGGATATTACTGTAGGATATTCTGATGATGCTATGAATGAAGATGCTGCTTCTGCTGATACTTTCTATTGTGCTGATAGCTCTACTGAAGATAATGTAAGGCAAATGGATGAAATAAAGTTTAAGATATGTACCTTTGATAATAAGACTTCCAGTTATTCTACTGTAGATTATCTGGATAACAATGGTAAGAGCCAATATTTAGATTTAACCTACAATCAAGCCACTGGAAAGAATCTAAGGCAGGAACACCATTTAGTATATAAGCTGGCTAATCAATATTCAGAGCCTAGAGCAATCCTAGAGTTTAATCTTAAAAGAGAGCTTGATATTAAGCCATATTCAGTATTAACCAATAAGACTATTAGCGGAAGGAAGTACATAGTTCAAACTATCAGTAATGATTATCGCTATGGAGTTTCTACTGTTGAATTAATTGAAAAAACTGATAAATATGATACGACTAATTAAATATGATGGAGTTAGCGATAAGAGCGTTAAAGCCATTCTAACGGGTGGTGGTAGCTCTTCTAGCGGTAGTGGTGATATTCCTACTAGGGGTGGAGAATCAGTATCATTAGATAGGCAGATTTGGGGATAGAATGATGTTGGTGATGATATTGATGGAAGTATGACAGTAAACGGAGATATTAATATTAAGTGTATCATTCCACCTACTTATGAAGATGATGATAGTGATGATGGAGAATCGGAGGAAGCAGAAGAAGGCGGTGGTAATCTTAATGTAGAGTTAAAGGTAACAGCTAATGAGGTTGAAGCTAATGAAATCTATGCTTAGAAAACTCTCTACATTCCGCATCCTTCCACTAAAGCTAAGACTGATATAGTAGAGCTTCTAAAAGGGTATGATAGCCGAATTACAAGCAATAAGACGGATATAGATGCTCTTAATGGAAGAGTTACAGCTAATGAAGGTAATATTACTAGCCTAACTACTAAGGTTAATAATAACACTACCAACATAGCTACTAACACTACAAATATCTAGGCTAATGCAGATGAGATAGAAAAACTAAAGCAGACTGTTGAAGGCATTGGTAGTGATTTGGGAAGCATAGACCTATCAGAAATCAATAATACACTTCAAGCTCTTTAGAATGAGTTGAAAGTAGTTAAATATGGGAATTACCAACATCCAATAGTTCTACTATCTGGAAGAATCAGAAAGTATAACTATTCCAGTTCATCTACAAATTATTTCTTTGAAGGCTGTAAATCTGAATTTATTAACGATGTTGCTATTAGTATAGATGGCGGTACAATGTCTGTAACCCCTGCTTATGCAGATAATACTTCTCTCTATATTAGTGCCATTCACGTTACATAGGAAATGAGTGGAGATACTGCTAATAATGATACAACCACTAAATCTACTCATAGTTCAAGTGCTACTATAAATGGTAGAAATGACGGAGCGCATTGGTTTGAAGCATATTAGGATGGAAAGATTATTAAGATTAGAGAATTTCACTAGAAAGATGGAAATAATGATAGCTGGGGTAGTGATTATTGGGGTGCTGATGGTGGTGGAATCAGAGCCATTAATATTACTATAATAGGTTATCTATTTGAATTAAAATAAAATATCTTTGAAACTATGATTGAAAAGAAATGGAAGGAACTAGGTATTAAGGATAAGATTTAGTATGTAATGGCTATCTTACTTCTAGTATCTGGTATGGCTCTAGCCTTTATCTCTTTTGCCTTTACTTTTACTATTGCTACTGGCTCACTTATTTATATCTCTGAAGCCTTTATGACTGCTGGAGGTATCTTTGGTGTTAGCATCTACTTTAAGAGTAAGCTAGGTGAGTATGGCAGTAATGTAACTAAGCAGATAGAACGGATGATAGAGGATGCTTTTAATAAGCATAAAGATGATTTTCACGAATGATACTAACTTTAGATAGGAAGTATAAGAAGGCTACTTATACAATCGGAAAGCTCTATATAAATGGTGCTTATTTCTCGGACACTGTAGAAGATAAGGATAGAGGATTAAGTTAGGCTGATTCTCTAGAGAAGATAAAGGCTACTAAAGTTTATGCTAAGACTGCTATTCCTACTGGCTCTTATAAAGTAAGAATGGATATAGTATCTCCTAAATTCAGTAAGAAGGCATATTATAAGAGCTTCTGTAATGGGAAGATGCCTAGAATTATGAATGTAAAGGGATTTGAAGGAATCCTAATACATAAAGGCTCTAATGCTGATAGTAGTGCAGGATGTATTATAGTTGGTAAGAACACTGTAGTAGGTGGAGTTACTAACAGCTAGTATTACTTTGAGTTACTTTATAAGAAGATGAAAGAAGCTATAGATAGAGGTGAAGAGATTATATTAGAGATTAGATAAATAATATTTTATAAACTTTGAGCATATAAATATCTGGAAGGTGTTGGCTGTGAAGTTAGCACCTTTTTTAGTTAATCCAGCTCTATTATTTTGTAGAATGGTATATTTTTTGTACTTTTGCAGAGCATTTACTAGGTGGCTCACCGCTGAATACTCGGCAACGAGTCCCTATGCCACAAGGTATAGGGGTTATTCACCAAAAAACTTTTTCACTATGAACGAGAATGTAAATGCAAATGCAGTAGAGGCTGCTAAGGAAGTGTCTAACCGTGCTAAGATGGCACAGCAGTACGGTATGTGGTACAAGGAAGGAGCTACGGCTTCAGACTTGGTATCGTGGTGTGATGGTCGCATAGCGGTATATCAGCAGTGGATTCAGAACTGCAAGGCTCTGAAAGCTGCAAGCCAGCAGGAGCTTCTGGCTGGTGTACCGAAGGAAGCACTTCAAGCAGCTTTAGCCGCTCTCGGTGAGTAATCTCACTGCTCTACTGGAAGGCGGGGTAAGAGTTATCACAGCTCTGCCCCGTCTTTTATTTTTAAGTATTAACTATGGCACTACTAGAGAAGATATTAGAACAGATAACGCCGAAATCGGCATTGGAAGAGAAGCTGAAAGAATTGGCTTCTTATAAGTATAAAGGTATTGACTTAGCTACTGGTACACATAGCATAGATAGTTTAATTGGCTATATGGATTCAGTAGAGAATGTGCTATTATATCCGAATTGTAAAATAATCAATGAACTTAACACTTCTTTTATAGACTTAATGAGTATAGATTATGGCTATAGGAGTAAGCGGTTAGTGCCGATTGTGATTATAAGGAATCTGATAGATATAGCAGCCTTCCTATATGCTTATACCATATATGAGAATAAGAAGGTATATCTGAATAGATATAGCAAAGGAAGAGCTATTAATCAGTTTGATTATAAAGGGGAATCTTTGAGCTATGGGAAGCTAATAGGATGGCTGGATGAGAAGTACACTGGACTACAGAAGCTCTATAAGTTCTGCTGCTCTTATGTTCATTCTGGCTATGATTCATCTAAAGCTAGTAGTGCCTTTGATTATACTATAGATACTGGAAGAGTTGGCTTCTTAGGTAAGGAATATAAGCTAAAAGAAGAGGACTTTACAGAGTGGTTAGTGAGTGGAATGATAGATAGAACTGTATTTGACTATGAGGAAGAGTGTGATATAGTAGCTGCTTGTATATGGATTAATGAGATTCTTTCTAATTTGATTGATGAAATAAGAGAGTGTGATACTAACTCTAGATAGAGATAGAAAGAAGTTACTATATGATGAAGCCTACCCTAGCTCCAGACCTAGAGCCGATGAAGGAAGATAAAGAAGGTAATGATATGTACTACCTAGATAGCTAGAGAGGGGATATTAGACTTTATAGGGGTATGGGGTAAAATTTTATGGGGTAGAGCCTTCAAACCACAGCCCCCCGACATTTTCACGATTTTTGAATCTGAAAATTCAAAAACGGATAAATTAAAAGAAATATGGCTCTAGATACTCATAGAAGGGGTTATTTATAGTTACGAAGTTGAGCCTTAAATGTTAAATATAATTAAATATATTTTGGCTATTTTGGAAGATGATATGTGTATATAGCTATATATCATTTACTTAGTAATATGTACCTATGCGAGTATGTGTTAAAACAAACTGCGTGCCTTTCTGCTCGTCGAAGCGATGGTAATACTCGGCTATGCGCGCGGCGCAGATACTCGCCTTGTTGCCGGGATTGTCACCGTATGCCGGATCAATCATGCGCATATCCAGTGACATCTTGCGGGCATAATCGGTGGCGATTAGCATACGCGCCTTGTCCTCGCTCTCCGACAGGGGCAAGCGTCCGAGAACAGTGGCGTCACCGCTTTCCGCGAACACCATCAGTTTCTGGATAAATTCCTCCTGCTCCGGCGTCGGCGGTATGTTGCACATTATTTCATTCTTCTCCGGGCGGTCAACACCGACATCCTCTGCGGTGCGGTAATCGGTGATTTCATTGTAAAACGCCGCCAGTTCCGGCACCTTGATAAAGAAGCGGAAACGCTCCTTCTGCATGATATTGCATATTGAGTTAAATAGCTGAGTTACAAGGCATCTATAACCAATTCAGTGTACTAAATGTGTACTATTCTTGAATTTTAAGGCTAACCAAAGCAACGACTTTGGGATTTTTAAGAGGCGTTAGTTTTATTTAATTCGATTCTTTTTCTCGGAGTTGTCTTAGATTTGAAGCTCTGAATTATTAGATATTTGGAACGATACAGCATGAAATTACAACGAGAATTCGCCTTCGAGTTTTTTATATGATGGCATTGATTGAAATAATTTTCGTCGTTTATTAACCATTTCTACAACAATAGATTTTGCTTGATATGCCGTAAGGTTGCTTTCGCAAAATATCATATAAATTTTTTCCATCCATTCATCCCGCGTTCCATTTTTCAATTTCCACATCTGCAATATCTTAATGCCGCTATCATAATTGCCAATCAAGAATTTAATCATAGCGGCATAATAATAGTCATAAACAGAACCATTCCATTTTCCTCTCAATGCCTTAAACCAATTAAGCCACATTAGTTTGGTGAATTCCCAATTGGCATAACTAAGCGATTGAAATCTAATTAGTGATTTAGCGTATCTTAATGCCGAAGCTGCTAATCTGGATATTTTCTCCCGAAATAAACTATCGTCACCGACATATTCCACAAATTCACATTTGTTAATGTGTATCCGTTTCCATCCATAAGAAAAAGATAGTGTTGAATATAAGGGAGTGGAAGTATCAAATAAAAAATCTATTCCGACATTGCAGAAAGACCCACGAGTATATGCAGATGGCTGAAATTCTATTAAAACAACATAATATCCACAATCGTATAGCCATGTCCGAGATTTCCCCTTTTGGAAAAATCCGTGTGGTGAAAAGGTCGCACTTCCAACCTCTACTATGATTTTATTGTGGATGTCCATATGCAAATTTAATGAATTTTTCTGACTGTCAAGGCATCTTGGCGTGATAAAATAATGGCTATCTCTCCGATTGAGATAATTGTAGAGAGATAGCCATTGTAGTTGTGGTGGTAATGTCAGCGTCTGATGCCGTGGGATTGCGTTGGCTCTTTTGGTTTGAAACCGAGTTTTTCAAGGAGTTTGCGAGCCATATCACGGAACCACTGAAAGACGCTCACACCGTCAATATTCAAGATGAAACGGTGTTCGTTTTCGGGGTCTCTTTCCAATTTGGCAACCGAACCATCCGTGCGAAAGGTCTGATTGTGTTCCGACGAGAAAAGGGCTCCGGCAAATCCCACCTTTTCTTGGGCAAGTATGCGCTGCGTGAAGCGGTCGGGAAATCCGATGTGGGTGCAGTATCGTCCCCAATTCAACAAATCTTCAAGGTCGGGGAAATATCGGGCAATATCAGCCTTGTATTTCTTCAAATCTCCGTCCGCCTCGTTGCTCAGTTTCCGCATTTGGAGCCGGGCGACATCATCAGACAGTTTTGACGATGTTGCCGCAAGCGATTTGTTTTCGGCGGCGAGAGAAGAATTAGCCTCGGTCAACCGGGAGTTTTCGGAATACAGCTCGTTGTTCTGGTGCCGTATCTCCTCGTTTACCTGCGTGAGCATTTTCTTCCTGGTGTCGAGGGCGGTTGTCCGGCACTCAAGGCTCTCCACCTTGCTCTCAAGAGATTTTTTCTCTTTATCGAGTTTCCTTTTCTCAATGGAGAGATTGCCGATGTCATCTTCAAGACCTTTCTTCTTCACCATGCAGTCGCGGTAATATTCGTGCTGCCCTATGTGGCGAGCCTCTGAGCCACGGATGCCACGCTCCAGACCGTATTTCGCCATAGCCTCGGCATAGATGTCCTGATAGCGGCTCATCTTTCCGCGCTCCATTATGTCGTCGGCGCACAGCCTCGGACGGTTGGCGGCTTTGGTGCGGTAACGCTTCTTTGCTGTCGCCTCCCTCGCTTTCTTCTTTCTCTCGGCGGTCACTATCGGAACGACGGCGATGTGAAGATGCGGAGTGCGCTCGTCCATGTGCAGTGCGGCTCCGACAACATTGTCGCCGCCGAATGTGTCGCGCGCCCATTTTATGTTGTCGGCAATCCACTCGTCGAGCTTGCCGCTGTCGATGATTTTCTGCATACCCTCGTTGTCGGAGGTCATTACCAAGTTGAGGCACCGGACCTGTCTGTCGGAGATTTTGCGGGTAATTCCGGCATTGGCTATGCGGTGTTCGATTGCCGCTGCAAGCCCCGTTATCCCGTCGGGATATTCGACCAGATTGTAGCGGTTGAGATGCGTCCTCGCCGGGTCCGCGTTTTCGGGATGGGCGGTGCGCTCGATATGCCTGGCTATCGAGTTCAGCGACGAGTTCGCCTTGATGATGTGTAACACTGCGTAGCTCATAGGCGGACGAGTTTAAGTTGCGGAGCAATCGGAGTGTACGGCTTTCTGATAAGCCGTTCCGGGGTTTCCAA